ATGCGTTATCGCAACAAACTCGTATACAATGCTGACACTGGAGAAATCCGTGATGACAAAAAGTACATGGCAATGCTTGAGGACTTCTGGCTCCCAAGACGTGAAGGTGGAAGAGGAACAGAAATCTCCACTCTCCCAGGAGGACAAAATCTGGGTGAAATCACTGATATTGAGTATTTTAAAAAGAAACTATACAGATCCCTTAATGTTCCACCCTCAAGAATGGATGGAGAAGGTGGGTTTAACTTGGGGAGATCTTCTGAGATCCTAAGAGATGAACTGAAGTTCACCAAGTTTGTTGGACGTTTGAGAAAGAGATTCTCGAATATGTTCAATGATATGCTCAAGACTCAGTTAATTCTAAAGAATATTATTACTCCTGAAGATTGGGAGAGTATGGAACAGCATATTCAATATGACTTCCTATACGATAATCACTTCTCCGAACTCAAAGATTCTGAGTTACTTACCGAAAGACTCAATATGGTTGCTACTGCAGAGCCATATGTTGGTAAATATTTCTCTCAAGATTATCTAAGAAGAAAGATTCTTCGTCAAACAGACGAAGAAATTCTTGAGCAAGATCAACTCATTGCAAAAGAAATTGAAAAAGGAGTTATTCCAGATCCTTCTATCCCTGTCGATCCAGAAACTGGAATGCCTATAGATGATTCTATAAATGGAGAAATGGGAGCGGTTCCTGTTGAACCAGAAATTGATGGATCTGCAACCGAGGCACCAGAAATGCCTAAGGGTGGGGAAATCTGATAAATAAAATTGTAATCTAAGATTTTAAAAATGGACGAATTAATGGATATGATCGTGAGTGATGAATCACCATCACAGATTACCGATACGATTAAAGATCTTCTTTTTTCTAAGAGTGCTGAAAAGATTGACGCATTCAAACCAGTTGTAGCAAATTCATTCATGGACAATGAAGCAACTGGTGAAGAAGAAAGTGAAGAATGAATAAATAACTCTTATAAAGCACTTTTAAGTTCATGTATAGAACATTACTAATGGGATCAGGAAGTGAAGTTGCTCTTAACAGTGCAACCACTCTTGATAACGCAACAGTTGTTAGAGTTGTAAATCTTTCTGGTGCCGATGCGACAGTTAGTGTTGCAAAAAGCACAACGGCTGGATATGCAAGCACTGCTACCGTAACTCTTCCTGATGATCGAGTAGAGTTTTTTGAAAAAGGTCCTAATGACCAAATTTCAGCATCTTCCTCAAACGTAAAAGGTTTTAAAGTAGGTTTTACTGGCTAATCAAATGAAACTAATCAGAGAAGAAATCGAAGAGGTAAAAGTCCTCGTAGAAGGTAAAGGATCTAAAAAATCCCTTTACATCGAAGGAGTTTTCCTCCAAGGAGACATCAAAAACCGTAATGGTCGTATGTATCCAATGGAAACTCTTCGTAGAGAAGTTGGTCGTTACATTAAAGAAAATGTTTCTTCAGGTAGAGCACTTGGAGAACTGGGACACCCAGACGGTCCAACAGTAAATCTCGACCGGGTTTCACACAAGATTGTATCTCTTAAAGAAAGCGGATCTAACTTCATTGGAAAGGCAAAGATTCTGTCTACCCCAATGGGAAAAATCGCTGAAGCACTTCTTGGAGATGGTGTAAAACTCGGAGTTTCTTCTCGTGGAATCGGATCAATCTCAAGACAAGAAGGCATCAATGTGGTTGGCGAAGATTTTATGCTCGCAACTGCTGCCGACATTGTTGCTGATCCTTCTGCTCCTGATGCTTTTGTAGAAGGCATCATGGAAGGTAAAGAATGGGTTTGGGAAGGAGGAATTCTCCGGGAAAAACTCGCAACAGATCTGAAAGAACAGATCGAGAGAGCTGCTATTCAGAGACGCCTAGAAGAGCGTAAGATCGAGCTGTTTGATCAGTTTATATCAAATCTTTAAAAATATAAATAAATATAGATTATACAAAGGTTAATCGGAGAGTCTCAAATGTCTAGTGACAACAATTTACAGGAAATGGAAGCGGGCACTACACAATCCAAAACTGCTGTAAATGCAAATGCTGCTGCAGCGGATCCAATGCCTAAGCTTTCCAATCCAGGTCCATCTGCATCAGTCGAAGATCTTGGCGGTCCCACCCCCGAGAACTACAAACCTGATGACGATTCCGCCAAACTAAAAGAGCCTGGCGCAACGCTTGCTCAAGTTAAAAACGTCGTAAACAAAGGTGCTGCTAAGGCAGATCCTATGCCTGCTGGCGTTAAGGAAGAAGAGGAAGTCGAAGGAGAAGTAGTAGCAGAAGAAGAAGCAACCGAAGAAGAAGTAGTATCTGAAGAAGAGACTACTGAAGAAGAAGTTGTTTCCGAAGAAGAAGTTGTCGCTGAGTACGACATCGAAGAAGATGTTAACGCACTTCTTGCCGGTGAAGAACTCTCCGAAGAATTCCAAGAAAAAGCACGTACTATCTTTGAATCAGCAATCAACTCTAAGGTTGCAACTATCAAAGAAGAACTAGAAGCACAATACGAAGAAAAGTTTGTTTCTGAACTTGCAGAAGCAATCGTAGAAACCAAGGAAGAGTTAACCACTAGAGTTGATTCTTATCTTGAGTATGTTGCTGAAGAGTGGTTCACTGAGAATCAACTCGCTATCGAAACAGCACTTAAGACAGAAATGACTGAATCCTTCATCACTGGTATGAAGGACCTTTTTGAAGCACATTATGTGAATATCCCTGATGAGAAATACGATGTATTAGAGAGCATGGTAGAAAAACTTGATGACATGGAGACAAAACTCAACGAGCAAATTGAGAAGAATGTTTCCCTCAACGCACGTCTCTCCGAGTCGGTCGCAGATGGAATCTTAGCTCAAGTCTCTGAAGGTCTTGCACAGACACAGAAAGAGAAACTCGCCTCACTTTCCGAAAGTGTTGAGTTTGAAAGTGAAGAACAATATCGTGAAAAACTGGAGACTCTGAAGGAGTCATACTTCTCAGAAAAAACTCCAAAAGCAGCAAAAACCGAAACTCTCTCTGAGGGTGTAGAAAGTGGATATGAGTCTCACTCTAATTCCATGGCTGCATACCTGAAGACACTTTCAGTTATTGCTAAAAACTGAATTCAATATTAAATCAAACACAAACATTACCCTTTAAAGCAAATGTTCCAATCCGAGCAATTGCAGGAAAAGTGGGCACCTCTCCTCAACCATGAGGGACTTGATTCAATCCAAGATTCTCACAAGAGAGCTGTAACCGCAGTCCTGCTCGAAAACCAAGAAAAATTCCTGAGAGAGCAACAGGCTTTCTCTAACTCCGGATCTTTCCTCTCTGAGGCACCTGTAAACTCCGTTGGTGACGGTGGTTATACAAGTGGTGGTGATCAAACCGTTGCTGGTTTCGACCCCGTTCTGATCTCCCTGATCCGTCGCTCCATGCCTAACCTGGTCGCTTATGACCTGGCTGGCGTTCAACCAATGAACGGTCCTACTGGACTGATCTTCGCAATGCGCTCCCGCTACGAGACTCAAAACGGTCGCGAAGCACTATTCGACGAAGCAGATACAGGATACTCCTCACAGTCTTCTGAGTTCGACCTCACTAACGGTAACACTGGTACTTCCGTTGGTATGGGTACAACTTCACAGGCTGGTGGAAACCCAGGTGTACTGAACCCAACTGCTTCTGCAACTGAGGCTGACTACAGTGTTGGTCAGGGTATGCGTACCGATGATGCTGAGAACCTCGGCACAGGTAGCGACCACTTCAACCAGATGGCATTCTCAATCGAGAAGGTCACTGTAACCGCTAAGTCAAGAGCTCTGAAAGCTGAGTACTCCTTAGAACTCGCACAAGACCTCAAGGCAATCCACGGTCTGAACGCTGAAGCGGAACTCGCAAACATTCTCTCCTCTGAGATTCTTGCTGAGATCAACCGCGAAGTTATCAGAACCATCTATAAGACCGCTGAGCAAGGCGCAACTCAAAACGTTGCTACTGCTGGTGAGTTTGACCTCGACATCGATTCCAACGGACGTTGGAGCGTTGAGAAGTTCAAGGGTCTTCTGTTCCAGATCGAAAGAGATGCGAACCAGATCGCTCAAAGAACTCGTAGAGGAAAGGGCAACGTAATCATGTGCTCCGCTGACGTTGCATCCGCACTTGCAATGGCTGGTGTACTCGATTACACTCCTGCTCTTAACGCTAACCTGAGTGTTGACGATACCGGTAACACCTTCGCAGGTACTCTGCTTGGTAAGTTCCGCGTATACATCGATCCTTACGCTGCAAACAACGCTGCTAATCAGTACTACGTTGTTGGTTATAAGGGTACTTCCCCTTATGACGCTGGACTCTTCTATTGTCCTTATGTTCCCCTCCAGATGGTTCGTGCCGTTGGAGAGAACACCTTCCAGCCTAAGATCGGCTTCAAGACTCGCTACGGTATGGTTGCTAACCCCTTCGCACAGGGAACCACAGTTGGCGCTGGTGCTCTTACCACCAATGCTAACCGCTACTACCGTCGCGTTGCTATCAAGAACCTCATGTGATCCATTGTTCACAAGGTTATACAAGAGGGTCTTCGGACCCTCTTTTTTTATCTAAATAATTAGAAAAAAATGGCTGGTTTTTACGATAGTCAAATACAGAATAGAAACTTTTTGTCTCCAACAGGGTTTAGATTTACTCTGACTAGGACACCTAAGGTAGCATTTTTTGCTAACAGTGCAAATATTCCAGACTTAAATCTGGGTGTTGCAAATCAACCTTCCTATCTAAAAGATATTGATGTTCCTGGAGATAAATTACAATTTGGAGATTTTAGTTTAAGATTCCTAGTTGATGAAGATCTAAAAAATTATATGGAAATTCAAAACTGGATGAGAGGTCTTGGATATCCAGATAGTGTTAGAGAAATTATAGATTTTCAAAATGAAGAAACTAAGACTATAATTCCAGATAAAACCATGGACATATATTCTGATGGTTCTTTGATTATACTAACAAGCAATAATAATATAAATTTTAAAGTTAATTTTGAAAATATGTTCCCTACATTTTTATCGACTTTAGACTTTAGTGCTACCGATACTGACGTAGAGTACTTTACAGCAGACGTTACTTTCAAGTATACTATCTACAATATAACTGATGTGAACGGCGTTAGACTATGACTCTTGATCTTGAAAAGCTTCAAGAAATGTGGGAAAGAGATTCAAAAATAGATCCAGATAATCTTCATACCGAATCATTAAACATCCCCGTTCTTCATGCAAAATATCATGAAATTTATAATAACATATCTCTTCTGAGAAAGAAAGCAGAGCAGCAAAGAAAGAATATTAGGCACGAACGATACGAATATTTTGCAGGAAAAGCAGATCCAGATGTGTATCTAGAAAATCCTTTTCCTAAAAAAATTAGAGACAAAGATACTATGCAAAAGTACATGGATGCAGACGAAAAGTTATCTAATGCTTCCTTAAAGATAGAATACTATGATACTATTCTTGCATATATTGATAGCATTTTAAGACAGATTTCTAATAGAACGTATCAGATAAAAAATGCTATTGAGTTCATGAGATTCACCGCAGGACTAGGGTAATGGAAGAAAACTGGACTTATGACGATGGAGACTTTAACGAAGATCTTCCATATGTCGAATTACAATTTGGTATAGATGATTTATACATGATATATCAATCTGTTGCTTTTAAATATGAAAAATGGCCAGGAGGTCATCCTGACGAACAAGCACGACTTGCATATTTAAAAGATTTCTTGTATCGCGTTGTACTAGAATATAAGTTTAAAATTGACTAATAAATACTTCTAGATGCATGAAGTGATGTGCCGGATCTTGTTATATCAAAGTCCAATGAAGTATTTCTCAAAATCACAACAGACCCTCATATTGAATATGAGTTAAGAGATCATTTTACATTTGAAGTTCCAAATGCAAAGTTTATGCCTCAATATAGAGGTAGAAATTGGAATGGAGAAATACATTTGTTCGACATGAGATCGAAGAGAATCTATGTCGGATTGTTAGATAAGATAGTAAGTTTTTGTAAAAGTTATAATTACTCGTATAGTTTTGAAGAAAATAAATTTTATGGTCTTCCGTTTGAAATAAACGAAGAGATTTCCTATGAAGGCGTGAAAGGCTACATGGGATCTATTTGTTCATTTTCACCTCGCAATTATCAAGTAGAGGGAGTATATGATGCCCTACGGCATAATCGAAAGTTATTGATAAGTCCCACTGCGTCAGGAAAAAGTCTGATGATTTACGCACTTGTGCGTTACTATACGGATAAGAGGAAAAAAATTCTTGTAGTCGTTCCAACGACCAGTCTTGTAGAGCAAATAGTCGGGGACTTTCGGGATTATGGTTGGGATGCTGATTCATACTGCCATAAAATATATTCAGGTAAAGAAAAATATAGCGATCTACCTGTAACCGTTACAACTTGGCAATCTATTTATAAATTAGATCGTAAATTCTTTGAGGATTATGAAGTTGTTATAGGAGATGAGGCTCATCAATTTAAGTCTAAATCTCTTATTGGTATAATGACTAAACTTGCTGATGCAAAATATCGCTTTGGATTTACAGGCACTCTCGATGGAACACAAACACACAAGTGGGTTCTGGAGGGGGTATTTGGTCCATCATATAAAGTAACACAGACTGCAGAGTTAATGTCTCAGGGACATCTTGCAACTTTAGATATTAATTGTCTTGTGTTAAAACATAAACCACAAAAATTTGAAGCATTTGAAGATGAAGTTCAATATATCATAAATCATGATAAAAGAAATAACTTCATAAAAAATCTTGCTGTAGATTTAAAAGGAAACACTCTTGTTTTATTCCAAAGAGTAGAATCTCATGGAGCTGTTTTATATGATCTAATAAATAGTAGTGCGAAAGATACTCGTAAAGTATTTTTTATTCATGGTGGTGTAGATACTTCTGAAAGAGAATTAGTCAGAGAGATAACGGAAAAAGAGGACAACGCTATCATTGTCGCTTCTTATGGAACTTTTTCTACTGGTATTAACATTAAGAACCTCCATAATGTTATCTTTGCATCACCCAGTAAATCGCGAATTAGAAATCTTCAATCAATTGGAAGAGTACTTAGAAAAGGAAAAAATAAAACTAAAGCTGTCCTCTACGACATCTCTGATGATTGTACATATGGATCAAGGAAAAACTATACTTTAAATCACTTGATAGAGAGAATTAAAATATACAACGAAGAGGATTTTAATTATGAAATAACAACCATTAATTTAAAGGAATAATTTATGGAAGAAGAATTTTATGCATCAATAAAACTCATAAGCGGTGAAGAATTATTTGGAATAGTAAATACAGTTGAAAAAGATGGTAAGTATATACTTATTAGTAATCCTGTAATTGTTACTCCTATGTTTTCTCAAAAGAGAGAAATGAATGGATACAAAGTTGAGCCTTGGTTAAAGACATCTTCTGATGATATGTTTTTACTCAGCATGGAAAAAGTTATTACAATCTCTGAATCTGAAAATGATCAGATTATTGCTATCTATGAAACGTTTCTTAGAGATATAAACGATGATCGTGGTCAACTAAAACTTTCTGGAAAGATGGGTTATGTAGGTAACATTAGTGACGCAAAGAATCTCTTAGAAAGGCTCTATAAAAAGAGTTAAAGCTAATATATTACTTATCAACCTCCACAGAGTTATTTTACTGATATTTGAGAACCTTGTCAAGTCAGGTTTCTAATGTTATAATCTCTACATATATAAGAGATCAATATGCCAATTACACCAAATATGACTCCTAGAAAGAAAAGATCAGAACACTACGTCAACAATAAAGAGTTTCTTGCAGCACTTATTGATTACAGAACTAATGTTGAAGTCTCTTATATGAAGGTATTTAAAGAGGATTTAACTTTATTGGATAAGTCTGAAAGAGCAAAGCAATGGGAAGGAAAGCCACCCATCCCTCGTTACATTGGAGAGTGCTTTCTTAAGATCGCAAATCATTTATCATTCAAACCAAACTTTGTGAACTACATGTTCAAAGAGGACATGATTTCTGATGGTATTGAAAACTGTGTGCAATATATTCATAACTTTAATCCAGAGAAGTCACAAAATCCTTTTGCATATTTCACTCAGATTATTCATTATGCATTTCTTCGCAGGATTCAGAAGGAAAAACGGCAACTAGAAGTTAAGAATAAAATTCTTGAGAGAACAGGATTTGAGCAAGTCTTTGAAGATAACTCAATTGACGGATCAAATTATTCTGATTATAATAGTATTAAAGATGCTATTCATTCTAAGTTGAGATATTAAAATGATATTAATAGTTCCTGACTTGATACCTAAAAGATTATGTAAGGAAATAATTAATATCCACGATAAAAATCATGATCTGATTACAAAGTACAATGATACCAGATGCCTAGACATGAATGTCTTGGAAGATGATGATTATAAAATTGTAAAAAAATATGCTCTATATCTTGAAAGGTATTTCAGTCAATTTTATCCAAAGTGTTTTATTGAGTATGTTCAGATAGTTAAATGGCCACCAGGAGCATCGATGGATACTCATTATGATGATGCTAGACCAACTACCAGTTTAGTTTCTATAACAACTCTGAATGATGACTTTTCTGGAGGAGAGCATTTTATTCAAGAGAAGAAAGAAAAATTAGAGTTTATTCCAGAAACTGGAAAAACTTTAGCATTTGATGGAATGAAATACCTTCATGGCGTTAGAGAAGTAACCAGAGGGACTAGATATACTCTCGCAATATGGTATACTAATGATCTTGAAGCATCAATCAACTATAGTTAATTATGAAAGTAGCAATTATCACTGATCAACATTTTGGTGCTCGCAAGAACTCTAAGTTGTTTCATGACTATTTTTTAAAGTTTTACGAAAATATTTTCTTTCCCTATCTAGAAAAGAACGGTATCACTACAGTTATTGATATGGGTGATACTTTTGATTCTCGTAAGGGAATTGATTTCTCAGCTCTAGCATGGGCAAAAGACAATTATTATGATAGACTACAAGCAATGGGTGTAACAGTCCATACGATTGTCGGCAATCATACTGCCTATTACAAGAACACAAATGATGTTAATGCTGTAGATCTCTTGCTTAGAGAGTATGATAATGTAACAGTGTATTCTGAACCCACGGAAGCAACTGTTGGAGGATTACCCATTCTTTTTATACCATGGATTAATGAAGAAAATGAAGAAAGCACTTTCAAATCTATTCAAAATACAAATTGCAACTGCGCGATGGGGCACCTTGAGCTCCGAGGATTTGCTCCTTATAAAGGATTCGTCATGGAGCATGGTTATGCAAGCGAGTTATTTGAGAAGTTCGCCATGGTCTTCAGCGGTCACTACCACACTCGATCGAATGACGGAAGAATCTACTACTTGGGCAACCCGTATGAGATGTTCTGGAATGATGTCAGTGATCGGAGAGGATTCACCATCTTTGATACAGAAACTCTTGAGCATTTTCCGGTAGATAATCCTTACAGACTTTTTTACAAAATATATTATGAAGATACTCCCTATCAAACGTTTGATGCAAGGGAGTATGAAAATAAACTTATCAAAGTTATTGTAAAGAAAAAGTCTGACTCCAAGAAGTTTGAAAAGTTTCTTGATAAACTCTATGAATCTGGAGTTGCAGATCTAAAAGTTATAGAGAACTTTGATTACAACAATGGATACCTTCATAGTGAAGATTCTGAAGTTGAATCTGAAGATACTTTGTCTATCCTTAATAGGCATATTGAAGAGTCTGAAATTGACCTTGATAAAACTACCGTCAAGAAAATCATATCTGAGATATATAGAGAAGCATGTGAACTTGTGTAATGTATATACTTACAGTAAAAGATCGTGAAGATGATGGAGCTTATTCTGTAACTAATGAGCAAGGTGTAAAAGTGCTGTATATTTTTGAAGAAGAAGATGATGCTACTAGATTTTCTATAATGTTAGAAGATAATGATTATCCTGAAATGAATGTTATGGAAGTTGATGATGAACTTTTACTTTACACCTGCGATCAGAACGAATATAATTACGCTATAATAACTAAAAATGATCTTGTTATCCCTCCTTTATTAGAAAATGATACTGTTTGAAACGATTCGTTGGAAAAATTTTCTCTCTACTGGAAATCAATTTACGGAAATAGAATTAGATAAAAACCAAACTACATTAATCATTGGTAATAATGGAGCAGGAAAAAGCACAATCTTGGATGCATTGTGTTTCTCTCTTTTTGGTAAATCTTTTCGTAAGATCAATAAACCTCAACTCGTAAACTCTACAAACGAAAAGGATTGTGTTGTTGAGATTGAATTCAAGATTGGAAATACTGATTGGAAAGTTCGTAGGGGAATCAAACCGGCACTGTTTGAAATTTACAGAAATGATACTAAATTAGATCAATCAGCCTCTGCTAATGACCAGCAGAAGTGGTTTGAGCAGAGTGTTCTGAAAATGAACTATAAGTCTTTCACTCAGATTGTGATTCTGGGTAGTAGTAACTTTGTTCCTTTTATGCAGTTGTCTTCTGCAAATCGAAGAGAAGTTATTGAAGATCTTCTTGATATTAAGATCTTTACTTCTATGAATAATCTTATTAAAGATAAGATCCGTCAGTCAAAAGAAGATGTTCGTCTTTATGAACTCAAGAAAGATTCTCTCACTGATAAAGTAAAAATGCAAGAGAACTTTATTGATGAATTAGAAAATCGTGCTAAAAAAAATATCGTAGATAAGGAAACCAAGATTGGTAAACTTCTTGTAGAAGAAAATAATTGGATGGGATCTAACGAAGAAAAGAATGTAGAATTGATAGATCTTCAGAAAGAATTGGAAAAGTATTCTGGAGCTACAGAAAAACTTCGCACTCTTGGTAATTTAAAAGGAAAGATCTCAAATAAAGTATCGACAATTACTAAGGAACATAAGTTTTTTACTGAACATACGGTATGCCCAACATGTGATCAGGATATTGAAGAGACCTTCAGAATAAATAGAATTACAGACGCTCAAACTAAAGCAAAGGAGTTGCAATCTGGTTATATACAACTGGAAGAGGCAATTAAAGAGGAAGAAGAGCGAGAGCGTCATTTTTCCACTCTATCGAAGGAGATTACATCCTTAACGCATGGCATTTCTCAAAACAATATTAAGATCACTGGATGTCAACGACAAATCAGAGATCTGGAATCGGAAATTCAAAGAGTTACCGATCAACTTGCAAACAGAACTGCTGAGAATGAAAAGTTAGAATCCTTCAAAGAAAAACTTAATACTACTTACGAGGAACTCGCTCAAAGAAGAGACGCTATTAACCATTACGATTTTGCGTATGGTCTCCTAAAAGACGGCGGAGTTAAATCTCAAATCATTAAGAAGTATCTACCGCTGATAAATCAGCAAGTTAACCGTTATCTTCAGATGATGGACTTCTACATTAACTTTACTTTGGATGAAGAGTTTAACGAAACCGTCCAGTCTCCCATTCACGAAGATTTTTCTTACAGCTCTTTCAGTGAAGGTGAAAAACAAAGAATCGACCTTGCACTGTTGTTCACTTGGAGAGAAGTAGCAAAGTTTAAAAACTCAACAAGTACTAACTTACTAATCATGGATGAGGTATTTGACTCGTCTCTTGATGGATTTGGTACAGAAGAATTTCTTAAAATTATTAGATACGTTATCAAAGACTCGAATATCTTTGTTATTTCTCACAAAGAGTCGTTGCATGATAAGTTTCATGAGACTATTCGGTTTGAAAAAGTTAAAAACTTCTCTTATAAAAAATGACTATATTGGTTCCTATGTGTGGGCTCCCGAGATCGGGGTCCACTCTTTTAGTAAATTTGATTAATCAGCATCCTGATGTTTATGGATCTCCAGATTCTTTATTGTGTAACATGATAAAGGCATCTCAGGATTCTTATACTGACTCTATTTCTACATCTCAGTACGATGCTGATACTTCTTATGAACTCTTTTATAATTTTTGTAGAGGAGGAATTGTTTCTTGGATTAATTGTTTAACTGATAAAAAAATATTTTTAGATAAAAATAGAACGTGGGGAGAAATAACTGATATTTGTAAAAATACTTTTTTTGGAACTAAGTTTATCATTTGTATAAGAGACCTGAGAGGTATATACCAATCTTCTTTAAAAGTGGAAAGTAAAACACCTATCAAATATAAGGATCAATATTTGTATGGTGAACAAAATTATGATTATAGAGAAACGGATATTGAACTTGTAAAAATGGAATCTTTCTTTTCTCAACCAATGATGAGGAGAAATTTGATTTCGATAAAAGAGTTATTGGATAATAATAAACTTGATGATGATTTTCTTTTTGTTAAGTATGAAGAAATAATTGAAAATCCTAGAGAACAACTCTCAGAAATATATAAATTTTTAAATATTTCAGATTATGAAAATGATCTTGATAACATAGAACAGATACCATATCATGACTCTATGTTTCTTCCATATGGTCGCCACAAAATAAAACCAAAATTAGAAAAATTTGATCCATGGAAGTGGAACATTTCATCAAAAGTTGAAGATAAAATTTTAAAGGATAATATCTGGTACTATGATGAATTTTATCCAGAAATATTCTAAATAATTAGAAAACATGGTAGACGAAAACACTCTATGGTATGATAAGGTGCTTAACGAGTCTATGAAAAAAGTTCAAGAAGATGACCATCCCAAACTGGCAACACCACAGCAAGAAGGAAAAGAAGAGAAAATTAAAACCTCAAGCGATGAGAGCTCGACGTGAAGCGTTGAGCCAATTTAAAAAGCGTCACATGACCCCGCCTAACAAGCGGGGTTCTTTTGTATACTACGTTCATACGCATCAAAGCAATGTCTGTCTCCCAGGAAATCAAGTCTCAACTCGCCAAGTTGCTTGCAACTGAGGATCTGGTTGTTGAGCATCGACAAGTTCAGACAGCTCAGTTCAATGTTCACACGCGAGTTCTTACTCTGCCTATCTGGGACAAGGCATCTAGCATTGTTTATGATCTCCTGGTGGGTCATGAGGTTGGTCATGCTCTATTCACTCCTGATGTGGATTGGAGAGTTGATCACAAGATTTCCCCTAGTCTTGTGAACATTGTTGAGGATGCTCGCATCGAGAAACTGATGAAGCGTAAGTATCCTGGTCTCTCTAAGACTTTCTATCGCGGGTATGCTGAACTTGCTGATGAAGATTTCTTCTCAATTGCTGATGAAGATATCAGTGGAATGAATCTTGCTGACCGAGTAAACCTTTGGTTCAAGATCGGCAACTATGTTGATATTCCCATTCAACAGGGTAAAGAAATGGAAATCGTCAACATGATTTCTACCGCAGAAACCTTTGAAGATGTTCTTATTGCTGCAGAAGAGCTATATAAATTCTGCAAACAAGAACAAGAGAATCAAGATGTTCCTGTGAATGGGAATCAAGGTGCTTCTGAATCTAAAGAAGAGGGTGATTCTGCAGAACAAACTCCTCCTTCTGAGGGTGGTTCTTCTGATGAGGAACCTCAACAACAATCTGATGAACAAAGTGAAGTTACTTCTGAAGGTTCTGGAAACAATCCTGGAGAAACTTCGGAAGAGATTGAATCCAAAACTGCAGATTCTCTTGCTGATAATCTTAAAGATCTCATCACTGAAGGCGCTGAAGAAAACGTTTACGTTGAGATTCCCAAACTAAATTTGGATACCGTTGTTGCAGATGTTCATGAAGTATATGAGTATACTTCTGAATGGTTCAAGAAGCATCTTGAGCAATTCAATGCAGATCGTGCGAGTTTCTTTGATATTTACGAAAAAGAAGATGGAGAATATGCAAAGTTCAAAAAGCAAGCACAAAAAGAAGTCAACTACCTCGTCAAAGAATTCGAGTGCCGTAAAGCCGCAGACGCTTATTCTCGTTCTGGCGTTAGTCGGACTGGAGTTCTTGATACAGGGAAGCTACACACTTATCGATACAATGAAGACCTGTTCAAGAAAGTAACAACTATTGCTGACGGGAAGAATCATGGTTTGATTTTTGTTCTTGATTGGTCTGGATCTATGTCCAAGGTTCTTCAAGATACGGTAAAGCAACTCTTTAACCTTGTTTGGTTCTGTAAGAAAGTGAACATTCCTTTTGAGGTTTATGCTTTCACTAATGAATGGCAGAAGAGAATCGATGGTAATCAGTACCTTGATCTTCCTTCCCACTATGAAAAAAGGGAAGGGTTGATGAAAGTTTCATCAGAGTTTGCTATGGTTAATATTCTTTCTGGTCGTCTTAAAGGACGAGATCTTGAGAAGCAGATGATTAATGTTTGGCGTATTGCTGCATATTTCTCGGGCAATTGGGGAACTCATTATTCCGTTCCTGATCGTCTTAGTCTCTCTGGTACTCCTCTGAACGAATCATTGATTACTCTTCATCAGATTATTCCTCAGTTCAAAAAAGATAATAGTGTTCAGAAAGTTCAGTGTATTATTTTGACTGATGGTGAATCATGTGGACTGGGATATCATGTAGAGATTCAACGTCGCTGGGAATCGGAACCATTCCTGGGAGCTCGTCAAATTCCTAGTTGGAAGGGAATTCTTAGGGATCGTAAACTTGGTCGCACTTATACTTTCAATGGTATCCACTCTGGATTTACCAAGACTATGCTGATTAATCTCAAAGAAAATTTCCCGAATACTAATTTCATTGGTATTCGTGTTCTTGAAGGACGTGATGCTAATTATTTTATTTCTAACAATTCTGAAGATGAAATTGAAAGTCAAAAAGTAAAAGAGTCTTACAGAAAGAACAAGTCTTTCACCCTCAAGAATACTGGTTATGACGCATATTTTGGTATCGCTTCTAGTGCCCTCTCTTCAGACACTGATTTTGAAGTGCGGGAAGATGCAACAAAAGGTCAGATCAAGAGTGCTTTCATTAAGTCTCTTCGTGGAAAGAAAACAAACAAGAGAGTTCTGAGTGAGTTCATTTCTTTGGTTGCATAAATATCTAAAAAGTTGTCTTTAAAAATGATATCTTTCGACGATTACGTGGAATTAGTTGAGAAGAGAGATGGTAAGTCCGCTAAGGACAAAGGCTACTCTCTTCGCGACTGGTTCAAAGGTGGTGGTTGGAAACAGACTGGTGGTAAGTATGATGGGAAACCATGTGCTAAGCAACCAGGACAGACCACCAAACCCTACTGTAGGGATGCTGACGACCGTGCAGCGATGAGTAAAGATGAGAGAGACAAACGTGCCGCTAAGAAGCGTAGAGAAGATCCTGACGCTGATAGAAAGGGAAAGGCAAAAAACGTAACCCAAGAGGAAGTCATGCAAGACGATTTAGAATTTATGACCGAGGAGCAATTTGACGAGGCAGCAGGAGAAAAAGATGCCTGCTATCATAAAGTCAAGTCTCGTTATTCTGTATGGCCTTCTGCATATGCCTCTGGTGCTTTAGTTAAGTGCCGTAAGGTTGGTGCAAAGAACTGGGGTAACAAAACTAAAAAAGAAGAAGTTGAATTCTCTAATTGGAGAGACGATTTCAAAGCTACCGAGTTTGAATTCATTGATCTAATCAAACCAAAAAAGATCGGTGAAGATTGCTGGGATGGTTATGAAAAGAAAGGTATGAAAACTATGTTCGGCAAGAGGTATCCAAATTGCGTAAAGAAGAAAAAGAAAAAGTGAATTGGCGAGAAATCGCAATTGCATCTGAATCTGATGAGAGAGTACTAAAGGTTCTTAAGGAAGGACCGAAGAGTCTTGCTCAGTCTTGGATGCTTCAGGCAATGAAGTATAAATATGGACGGTCTGGAAACTGACCACTGGGGTCTTCGGACCCTTTCTTCATGCCCTATAATAACTTCAGTTCAAACAAACAACCAATGGCTCTGACCAAAGAAACCATCATCGAATCTCTCCGTGAATCTTATGGTGAGTCTGTGACTTCTGCAGAGATCAAGGCATTCTGCAATATGAATGACTTCAACTATCAGACCATTACTAACAAACTGACTGATTACAAAATTGGTCGTGGGAAGTGGAATCTGGAAGTAACAAAAGAGACGGTGCAAGAACTTGAAGTGAGTTATAATTCTCCTGCAGTTATGCCTGCAGTTGAACAAAACCTTATCCCTCACAAAGATGATACCTTCGTCCGCTTTGGTAACTTCGCTGATATTAAAAAAATTATTTCGTCCCGTCTTTTCTATCCGACGTTCCTTACTGGTCTTTCTGGTAACGGCAAGACGTTCTCTATCGAACAAGCGTGTGCCCAACTCGGGCGGGAACTCATCCGTGTAAACATTACTATCGAAACTGATGAAGATGATCTTATTGGCGGTTTCCGCCTTGTTGATGG